ATGGAGGCAGGACGCAACGCTGAGAAGGTACTTAAACAGGGCACGAAATACCTGATACGCATAACATCAGGCACAGCGAGCAACCTTACTAACGTACAGCTCGATTGGTACGAACACGTAAATAAAACACCGTGAGGGCAGGGAATTTAATCAATAGGGTGAGCTTTTACGCCAAGGTAACATCAAGAGATGACTTTGGGGCATCGGTGGATAGCTGGCCGTTAGCTACTATTACCACAAGAGGAGAGGTGCGTTGGGTAGGTGGCAGCAGGGGCTTGGCTAATGAGGAGAAAACCTACAGCCGCAACATGGAGCTTACCGTTCGTTACCGCTCTACCATCACAGAGACAATGAAGGTGCAGATAGACGGCACATCTGACCTATACCAGATAACTTACCTTGAGATTATAGGCAGGAAGGAAGCATTAAGGTTGACACTTGAGAAGCTCAGTGATGGTATTGCTGTCACGGCTATAGCTCCTCCTACCGGATTTAGTGCTACTGCGAGCGGAGTGGACCATCATAGAATAGACCTGGCATGGACTAACAACGCAGCTAATGACGGTGTGGTTATAGAGCGTTCCACTAACGGCAATGATTGGACTGAGATAACGAGAATAGCTAAGGCTGTTATTCCGGTAGTGGCTTATATCAATACAGGACTTACTCCGGCAACAAGATACTTCTACAGGATTAAAGCATTCCTGTATTACAATTACTCTGCTTTTGCAGCCATAGATGATGCAACTACAATAGCATGATACAGATAGATACAAAGAATATTAAGACGCTGGAGCAGTTCTTTACCGATCAGGAGGCAAGGGATGACCGCAGGCTTATCATTGCTTCTTATCGCAAGGCTGTTAAACCTCTTGTATCTACTGCTAAGACTTTTGCTCCTCATAAGACAGGTAAACTTGCATCATCTATTGGTACTATGGAACTAAAGAATGAGGTTGCTCTGCTTGTGGGTGCTATGCGGCCTAAAGGGGCACATGGTCACTTAAACGAGAACGGCACGGTTGAGAGGTTTTACTATACAAAGAGAAACCATGTCCGCAAGTCAGTAGGTAAGATGACTGCTAATAACTTCTTTGAGAGAGCGTATAATCTCACTGAGGATCAGATAACCGGTGACATAGCAACGGAGTGGTTTGATAAGATCAGGAAGGATGTTGACAAGGCTAACAGCAGGATGACATGATAGGGAAGGTTATAAGAAGTCTATTGGATGACAACGCTGCACTGGTAGCTTTAGTGCCGGTGACTAATATGTTTCCTTATGTTATGAATGAGGGTACTGCCCTTCCTGCTATCATATATACTATTGATAGTTTGGAGACTGAATACAATAAAGACGGTCACGTACAGGATAATTACACATTCTCAGTAGCTACATTCAGTAATGACTATGCAATACTTCAGAGCATAGTGACACAGGTGCGGATTGCACTTGAGAGCAAGCGTGGCATAGTGGAAACGATAACTATTGGGCCTATTTACCTCAGAGGGATGAAAGAGGCTTATAGTATCGGAGAAGATACTTTTGGTAATATATTGACTTTTGATGTTAACGTAATATAAATTTAGAGAGAAATGGCAAATGAGATTAACGGTTCCGACCTCTTCATGTGGTTGGATGATGTGCTGATAGCTAACGCTACTTCGCACACTTTGAGTTTTAAGATGGCTACCCGTGACACTTCCAATAAAGATAGTGGCACGTTCAATACGAGGGATGTAGCCAGGTTTGATGTAAGCGGTTCATGTGATGGGCTTGTGGTTTATGCAGGTGGTTACAAGACGCTGATAGATGCAATGAAGCTGCGCACTCCGATAAAGTTTGACTTCGGTCAGAAGGAGAGTGGTGCTACTACTCTTGACACGGCTGTATGGTACGCTTCTGGTAACTTTATCATAACCGGATTAGACCTTACAGCAGGAGATCAGGAGAACGCTACCTACACCTGTACCTTTGAACATTACAGTGCATTTGACTTCACTCCTCATGCTGCTCTTAACGGGTTTATTGTAGGGTATGATCCGGCTTCCGCAGCAGCAGCTACAGCTGGATTAGGAGTGTATGTGTTCGGTGGCATTGAGCCTTATACCTATGCATGGACATTTGGAGCAGGTGGATCAGCTCCGACAGTAGCCGGTAAATGTGTTGCTGTAGCTGTAAGGGCAGCAGTATCTCCGGGTACTCTTTATACTTGCACCATTGCTGACAGCAGTGTTCCTGCACTTGGATTAGTATTGACTAAGACACTGATAGCAGCAGGCGCATGAGATTGATTAAAACCCTAACAGCGAAGGTTGGTGATATGCAGTTTCCTATTGCTATCACTAACAGTGCTATGGCAGAGTATGAAGAGCTGACCGGTGAGAGCTGGCCATCGTTTAAGAGTACTAAGCTGCGTATTAAGTTTTTCTACTGCGTTGCCAAAGAGGGAGCAAGGATAGAGGGCAAGGAGTTCACCTACGATTATAATGCGTTTTGGGATCTTGTCAATGGGTATTACTTTGAGATACTCACCTCTGTCATGCCGCTTATTTACGAGATGATGCCTAAAGGCAAAACAAGTGACGGAGAAAAAAAACGGTAAGCTACACCCAGGCCGACATCTACGGCATCTGTGTTGGTGTGATAGGGATTGATCCGAGATACTACTGGTATGAGATGTCGATGGATGAGGTTGTAGCTGTATTAAAGGCCAATGATGAGAGCATCAAAAGACAATACGAACAGGTGAGGCTTCAATGCTTTTATAGTGCTACGGTGATGGGCAACAAGACTGATGACGGGCGCAGGATAGACAGGCCTGATAAGCTGTTTAAACTGCCCTGGGATGATGAGGCTAAGAAGGCAGCAGGGCCGGTGAAGGTAAGGACAAGGGAAGAGGCTTTAGAGACGTTGGGAGAGATGCGTAAAAACAAGAAGAATGGCAAATAAGAACCTTGACGTTGGTATAAAGTATACGGGTGATGCCAAAGGCTTCAAAAAAGCCAATGACGAAGCACGTAGAGAGGCCGCAAAACTGCGCAAGGAGGCTGTAGAGAACAGTCGTGAGATGGAGCGCAAGTTTAAGGGAGCAGCCATGACCATTGCCAAGTTAGGTGCTGCCTTTATGGTTGCTCAACAGGCTGCTAAACTTTATGCCGCTGCCATGAATACTACCGAGGGCAGTTCTGATAAACTTGCGGAGCAGATGGGATTATTGCAGGGTGCTGTGCAGGGTGCTTTTACTACGTTATTCTCCGGTGATTGGCTTAGCCTCATTGATAACATCAAAAGAACAGCCGCAGCCACACGAGATCAAGCTAAGGCTGAGGATGAGCTTAATGAAGCTAAGGCACGTAATCAGGTCGCAAGGGGTGATCTTGAAATAGAATTACAAGCCACTAAGGTTGCGGCTGCCGAGGAGACAGACCCATCACGTAAAAGGTCGCTGTTACAAGAAGCTGTAAGCATACAGCAACAGATTACTGACCTTAATGTCGCAGAGATACAGAAGAGGATTGATGCCGAGGAGCAGTATTACAAAACGCTGTTTAACGCCAGTGATAAATATTGGGAGTTTGTTAAGTCCAATCTCATAGGCATCATTAAAAATTATGATGTTTATTTCAGTCAGACAGAGGCTAATGCAAAGAGGCTTAATGACCTTAATTATCAGCTTTCGTTAGGAGATTTAACGCCTTCACAAGCAAAAGAACGTGAAGGGCTGATGATGCTGCAAGCCCTGATGAGTGATTATACAAGACTACAGGATGAACTGTCAAAGAAAGGTCAGTGGGAAGTATTCTTGGGTATGCTTGGAGAGGTTAGGCAGGCTGCTGCTGATGGTGATGCAGCTATATTACGTTTAACAAAACAGATAACAACCTTAGGTATCACACTTGATAAGGCAGGCGAAAAAAAGGATGTAATAGCTCCGAGTATTACGTCAAAGATGCCTGATGTCAAATGGCTTGAGCCTGACGTTGACGAAACAAATCAATCTTATGCTGAGATCAAAGCAAATCTTGAGGAGATTGATGCGATGACTAAACAGATGGGTATTGAACTTGATAATTACAACGCAAAATTGGAATTTCAGCGTGACGTATCAATGCAGATTACAGGGTTATTCGAGGATATGTTTTCATCAGGGATAAAAGGATGGGAGGAGTTCGGCAAGGCTGCTTTGGATGCTATCAAATCTATCATAGTAAAGTTGGCAGCACTGGCAGCAACCTATTTAGTACTGTCTATGATACCTGGCTTTGCAGAGTTCCTTTCACTTATGGGAGGGTTTAAAGGATTTATGACACAAGGTATGGGCTTGGGTACTGTCCCGGTTAAGGCGGGTGGTGGTGGCATGGCTGTTCTTAAAGGCAGAGACATTGTTTATTCGAGTGCACGCAGTAGTAATTCACTTGGAGGGTTAACTTAAATGGCATTCACTGTAACGCATAGAGCAGAGTTTACCGATATTAACGGCGTTGATTGGCGTGTTGATATTCTTAAAGATCAGGCGCAAGCTGCTATTGCTACGTTACAAGTTACAGGCGAACCTCTGAATATTGAATGGCTCACTCCCGGTGACAGTCTCATACTTAACCCTATCAAAGGCTCAACGGCTACATTAAACTTAGAGTGTAATACCAACTTTGAGTACATCGGCTTTTACTCTTCGGAGGATATGGTCTATAAGATGAAGATATACTACGGAGCAGGTAATACACTTTACTGGCAGGGATGGTTAACGAGTGATTACACTGAGCCGTATGACGCAGTACCCTACACTGTGTCTCTTGTAGCCGCTGACGGGCTTGGGTTGCTCAGGTCGCTCAATTATGATAACAGCGGTGCTCTGTATAACGGCCGGGATGAGGAGAGCGACATTGTGCTTAAAGTGCTTGCCAAGATAGGTTACACTCAGTTTACCGAGTTCTGTAACATCTACGAGGATCGTATGGCTGATGCCACGACTGACAGCCCTATGAACCAGGTGCTTATAGATCAGGATGTGTTTATTGACAGCGATAACATTGCATTTGATTGTTATACTGTTCTTGAGAGCATACTGTTGAAGTATAACGCTATCATTAGGCAGCATCTTGGGGAGTTTGTCATATTCCGTCCTATTGAGCTTATCGGGGATATAGTTTACGGTCGGGTATTTCCGGGCGGGGCAGGGACACA